CATAGATACTTCAAGCGGTCTACCATTTGCAGGATCTAACAGCGACACTCCCGTTACTATAATCTGGAGTGATTCAAATACTAAAATACTTTCCATTTAGGAGTTTTTATGGCCACAAACTATCCATCATCATTAGATAATTTTGTAAATCCAACAGCTAATGATAACTTAAATTCAACTGTAGTTCCGCATCACAAGCAGCACACTGACTTAAATGATGCAGTAGAAGGAATGCAAACTGTCTTGGGTATCAACCCGGCAGGTTCTCATCTTACGGTTAAGGATAGAATTATTGCAGCAGAGTCAAATATTTCAACTCAATCAGTTTTAAATGGGATGACAGATGTTACTATAAGTTCAGCTGCGAGTGGTCAAGTATTAAGATATAACGGCTCTCAATGGATTAACTACGCAGAGTCAAATCTTGTTGATGGAGGGAATTTTTAAAGATGTCTAATACTCTAAGAATTAAAAGAAGGTCTAGTGCTGGGGCAGCAGGCGCCCCAGGGAGTCTTGAAAACGCTGAGCTAGCATTTAACGAAGCTGACAATACACTTTATTATGGAACTGGAACTGGCGGGGCTGGTGGTAGTGCAACTTCCGTTATTGCTATTGCTGGTTATGGAGCATATGCTACGCTTGGTACAGACCAAACAATATCTGGTAATAAAACTTTTTCTGGAACAATATCTGTTGCAACACCAACTGCAAACGCACACGCCGCTACCAAACTATATGTAGACCAAGCAATGGGTGGAGTCGCTACTGCATTTACTGTAGCCGCCAATACTGGTTCTAATTTAACAATAACCAGTGGAAGTGACACGTTTACAATTGTTGGTGGAACAGGAATAACTACACAAGCTAGTGCTACAGACACTATAACTATAACAAACCAGGGTGTTATTTCTTTAACTGGAACAACCAATGAAGTATCTGTCTCCGCATCAAATGGTGCGGTAACATTGAGTCTTCCAGCCAACGTCACAATTAGCAATAACCTCACTGTAACAGGCGATTTAATCGTTAACGGAAATACAACAACGCTTAACACTGCAACTTTAGTAGTTGAAGATAAGAATATAGTTTTAGCTAACACAGCATCTCCGACAGATGTAACAGCAGATGGTGCTGGGTTCACAGTCAAAGGCGCAACAGATAAGACCTTTAACTGGGTTGACTCAACAGACGCCTGGACATCATCAGAGCATGTTGACCTAGTATCAAGTAAAATTTTTAAAATTGATGGGACTTCAGTATTAAGTAATACTACACTTGGTTCAGGTGTTATTAACTCAAGTTTAACGTCGCTTGGTAATGTTGCAACAGGTACTTGGAGTGCAACAACTATAGGGATCGCTTATGGCGGTACTGGCGCAACTGATGCGGCGAATGCAAGGACTAACTTAGGTTTAGTAATTGGCACAAACGTACAAGCTTACGATGCGGAACTAGCAGCAATTGCTGGCTTAACTTCTGAAGCAGATAGAATTCCTTATTTCACTGGAGCAAACACGGCAGCTCTTGCAACTTTTACCGCATTTGGCAGAAGTCTTGTCGATGACATAGATGCATCTGCAGCTAGAACTACACTAGGTCTTGGAACAATTGCGACACAAAATTCAAGCAACGTTTCAATCACAGGTGGTTCTATAGACAATCTAACCTTTGATGGTGGAACCTTTTAAATAAGAAAGGTTTTTAATGGCCGTACCGAATTTAGCGAAAGGGCAAATAGCCCTAGACCCAACCAATGATTTATTGTATTATGTCAACGAATTTAATGCAGTAGTTTCTACATCCTTATCTTGGGTAAAAAATAGTAGCAATATATCTACGACAGAAAATGTTGTTATAAGTGGGGACTTAACTGTGTCTGGTTCAACAGTAACAGTTAACGCGGAAACTCTTCTAATAGAAGATAATATTATAGTTTTAAATACTGGCGTTACTGGTGCTCCAAGTACTAACGCTGGGATAGAAGTAGAACGTGGAACTTCTACCAACGTTCAAATACGCTGGGATGAGTCAACGGATAAGTGGCAACTAACTAATGACGGAACTAATTTTTACGATATTTTGAATTCAAGTGGAATTACTGGCGATCTAACTGGCAATGTAACCGGTAATGTAACCGGTAATTTAACGGGTAATTCTACCGGGACCCACACAGGTGCGGTAGTTGGGAATGCGGATACTGCAACTAAGTTATTAAATGCTAGAACCATATCTTTAACAGGGCCAGTTACTGGGTCAGTGTCTTTTGATGGTACATCTAATGTTTCCATAACGACTTTACTAACAGCAGAATCTTCTGGCATTACTAGCCTTTCAGATGTTATGATTACTTCTGTTGCTAGCGGCGATTTATTAAAATATAATGGAACTAATTGGGTAAATGCAGCAGGGTACGCAACTTTAGATTCTCCAACTTTTACGGGCACAGTAAGTGGTATTACCGCAACGATGATTGGCCTTGGGTCGGTCAATAATACTTCTGACACGGCTAAACCAGTTTCTACCGCTCAACAAACTGCACTTGACCTCAAGGCCGATATTGCTTCACCCACTTTTACGGGCAACGTTTCTGGTATCACCAAAACGATGGTAGGTTTAAATTTGGTTGATAATACCGCAGATACGGAAAAGCCTGTGTCTACTGCGCAACAGACGGCTATTGACCTTAAGGCGAATATTGCTTCACCTACATTTACTGGAAATGTTTCTGGCATTACCGCAACTATGATTGGTCTTGGGTCTGTAGACAACACTTCAGATACCGCAAAACCTATATCAACAGCTACGCAAACTGCCCTCGACCTTAAGGCGCCCCTCGCTTCACCTACTTTTACAGGTAATGTAAATACGTCTATATTATTTGTAGACAGCATAGAGGTCGACACAACAGGCGCGACTAGTGGCCAAGTTCTTAAATTTAATGGAACAAAATTTACACCTGCCGCAGATAATGTGGCAACAGCTGGCAGCCTCAACATAACAGATTTAGCTGATGTACTCGTCTCAAATATATCAAACGGTGAAATTCTAAAGTGGAACAACAGCAGTTCAAAGTGGGTTAATTCAGCCGACAATGCTGGAACAGTTATCAACGCCCTTGATGATATTAGTGATGTAACAATTACTTCGGCAGCCACGGGTGATCTTCTCAAATGGAGTGGTTCAGCTTGGGTCAATGCCGCAGGTTATGCAACACTTGCATCTCCAACTTTTACTGGTAATGTTTCTGGAATAACTAAGGCAATGGTTGGCCTAGGTTCGGTTGACAACACTGCTGATACTGCAAAACCAGTTTCAACATTTCAACAAACAGCTCTTGATCTAAAAGCAAATATCGCTTCTCCAACATTTACAGGAACTGTAACAATCCCCGCAGGTGCTTCCATTTCGGGTTTTGCAACACTTGCATCCCCAGATTTAACCGGAACACCAACTGCGCCTACAGCAACATTGGCAACTAATACAACACAAATTGCTACTACGGCATTTGTTCGAGCAGAGGTTGCAGCACTTGTAAATAGTGCTGGTGCGACCTTGGATACCCTTGGGGAGATTGCCACCGCACTTGGAAATGACGCTGATCTATCCACAACACTCACAAACAGCATTGCCCTAAAAGCACCCCTTGCTTCACCAACTTTTACGGGTAATGTAACAATTCCAGCAGGTGCATCTATCTCAGGTTTTGCAACCTTGGCTTCACCAACATTTACTGGAACGGTAATTCTTCCTGGAAATACAGTTACATCTTCAATGATTTTAGATGGGACTATTCTTGATATTGATATTAATTCTTCTGCGGCAATTGCATATAGTAAATTATCATTAAGCAACTCTATCACCACAACTGACTTGGTGTCTGGTCCAGCTAGAGGTGGTTTTAATTCTACTTTAAATGCGCAAACTGCAAGCTATACTTTACAGGCTACAGATTTAGCTAAATTGGTAACTATTGATTCTGCTTCTAATACAACAGTAACTGTACCTGATATTTTATCTGTTGGAGATAGAATAGACGTTTTAAGAAAACATCTTACCGGTGAAGTAACTTTAGCTGGAGATACCGGAGTAACAGTGAATGGTACTCCTGGGCTCAAGTTGCGTGCACAGTGGTCAGGTGCTACACTGGTTAAGTTGGCCGCCAACACTTGGGTGGTAATGGGTGATCTAAAGGCTTAATTATGACAGTTCCAATAGGTAGTTCGGGCCGGCTCAAGAAGAGCCGCTAAGCCCACTATAG